ATGGAAAGTGTAACAGATAAATTTTTAAGATATATTGTTGTTGATACCAGGTCCAGTGAGGAGTCAAATACTGTTCCAACAACTAAAAAACAGCTGAATTTAGGAAAAAAACTTGTACAAGAATTAAAACAAATAGGTATTGAAAATGCCAATTTAGATGAAAATGGATATGTTATGGCATTTTTAGCTGGAAATACTAATAAAAAAGTACCTGCAGTTGGATTTATATCTCATATGGATACAAGTCCTGAAATTTCAGGTGAAAATGTTAAACCGAATATAGTTACAAATTATGATGGATCAGATATTGTATTGAATAGTGATAAAAATATAGTTCTCAGCACAAAGGATTTTCCAGAAATAAAGAATTATATAGGAGAAACAATTATAACTACAGATGGGAATACACTTCTTGGAGCTGATGATAAAGCTGGAGTAGCTGAAATAATGACAGCTGTAGAATACCTTGTAAATCATCCTGAAATAAAACATGGGGATATTAAAATAGGTTTTACACCTGATGAAGAGGTTGGAAAAGGTCCTGATTATTTTGATGTGAAAAAGTTCAATGCTGAATTTGCATATACAATAGATGGAGGACAAATCGGGGAGCTTGAATTTGAAAATTTTAATGCAGCCTCAGCTAAAGTTAAAATTAAAGGAAGAAATGTGCATCCAGGATATGCAAAGAATAAAATGATAAATTCCATGCTTATAGCTGCAGAACTTATTGGAATGCTTCCTAAGAATGAGGTACCTGAAGCAACAGAAGGACATGAAGGATTTTACCATCTTATTTCCATAAATGGTGGAGTAGAGGAAACTGAACTTTATTATATAATAAGAGATTTTGACAGTGATAATTTTGAAAAAAGAAAAAAATTCATGCTGGATAGTATGAAACTACTTAATAAAAAGTATGGCAGTGGAGTTGTAAGTATTGATGTAAAGGACCAGTATAGAAATATGAAGGAAAAGATAGAGCACGTTAAATACGTAGTAGATATTGCATATGAAGCAATAAAGCAGTCATCTGTTGAACCTGAAATTGTTCCGATAAGAGGAGGGACAGATGGAGCAAGACTTTCATTTATGGGGCTTCCAACACCAAACATATTTACAGGAGGACATAATTTTCACGGAAGATATGAGTATATTCCTGTATTTGCTATGGAAAAGGCAGTTGAAGTTATAATAAACATAGTAGAATTAATATCAAAAATGTAGTTAATGTCTAACAAACCCTTATATACAAGGCTTTAAAATAATTCGTCAAAAATTCGTCAAAAATAATTATAAAATCTGAAAAATTATTTTTTTAGCATTGTCAAGCATATCATTATTTACATGTGAGTATATTTCTAGGGTTTGTTTTACATCATGGCCTAAAAGTTTAGCGGCAGTTTTAAAATCTACACCATTTGAAATTAAAGTTGTGGCATAGGTATGTCTTAACTCATGCACACTTATATTAAAGCCAATTTTTTTATAATACCTACTGAGTGCAAGGCTGATTGATGGTACTTTAGCTGAATTAAATAATCTGTTATTAATGTTTCTAGGAAATGTTTGTTTATATTTTTTCAGTGAATTCATTAAAGATGGAGGTATTGGGATTTGGCGTTTTCCATTTTTACTTTTTAAGGTTCCAAAGCCATATGTACCATTTTTTAATACCTTCCATTGTTTAGTTATATTCATAATTGAATTGCTCTCGTCAATATCATCCCAGGTCAATCCAATAGTTTCACCTATTCTTAGTCCGCACTTTATTGATATAAGCGAGATTAAATAATATTTTGGATTTGTTATTTTGCTTAAAAGGATATCGCACTCATGTTTAGTTAAAGCTCTTTTCTCCCGTATTGTTTTGTCTTTTATTACATCTATATTTACAACTGGATTTTTAGATATTATTTTATATTTATCTAGGGCTGCATTAAACATTATATTGATTTTTACAAGATACACCTTTATGCTTGAACTTTTAAGTCCTTTCTTTGTTAAAGCATCAACGCATTTTTGTATGTCAATGCTTTTTATCTTGCTTATTTTCATGTCATTTAAATCTCTAAATACCCTAAAAGCTACCCTATAAGATAATAAAGTATTACCTTCCTTATATAACTCCTCATGCTTTAAGAATATTTCAGCAAAATCTTTAAATGACAACTCTTCATATTGGGGATCAAGTTCGACTTGTATTTTTTCATCCTTCTTTAATTTATCAAGTACTTTATCTGCTGCGAGTTTCGCTATAGATTGCTTCTTGAATCCCTGTTTTGATTTTTGCTTCCATTTACCTTTTCTATCTTTATAGGAAATAATAAACTGAATGCCTTTATCTTTTTTCCTATAAGTAATGTTGTATTGCATAAAATCACTCCTTTTATCAAACGTATGTTCTTATTAAAATTAAAAAAATATATAGTACCTACATTCGTACCACCTCCTTAAAAGCTATTCGTATGGATTGTAAAGCCATTTTAAATTATTTTTCTCTATAATACTGAGACATGGAGAAAAGCATATGTAATATTTATCTAATTCATAGTATGTTCCATACTTTTCCTTATAGTAGTCAATAGTCTCTTGCAGAAATTGTTCAGTAACATTCAAGTATTCTGCCAATTCATATCTTCCATGCACACCTGCATTAAAAGCATTTATTAAATCAGTTAATCCTATAATATATTCATATCCCCAACGTCTAGCTATCTTTTCTTGTTTAACATTTTTTATATCTTTATCACCTAAAATATTTCCAGAGGATGTTTTAACATGTCCAACTTCTTCAATTAAAGTACCGTTTTTTTCTGCATTAGTTTCTATTTTAGAGTCTATAACAATGGTATCATCACAATAATATCCTCTAGCTTTACCTTTAAGATTCATTTCAATTACATCAATGCCCTGCTTTTCTAACTCACTTAATAGTTTTTCATATTCCATGTGTTATCGTCCCCCTGTACTTATCAATAATTATTTATTCTTCTTTTTCTTCGATAACACATATTTTATAAAATTCTCAATATCTTCCTTATCATCTTCAGTAAATTCTTCACCCTCAAAATGAGCTGCGATTGTATTTATGCCACTGTCTTCAACTAGCTTGTTTATTTTATCTATAGGTTTTTCTTCTATATTATTTTCTTTTAAAAATTCATCAGGTGAAACTCCTAAGGCTTTGGCTAAAACCTTCAGCGTTTCTATGCTTGGGTTACGTCTACTATTTTCTATATCAGATATAAATGATACCGAGATACCACTTTTTTGAGACAATTCTTTTAATGTTAAATTATTGTTTTTTCTAAGCTCTCTTAATTTAGCAGATATTTTCATATTGCTAACCTCCTATTAGATTATATGTTTATTATATTGATTTACGCTTTTAGTGTAAAGATTGACTATAAGCGTAAATTAGCGAAATAATTAGATATACGCCGATAGAGTAAGAATATCTTTTGTAATCTTAATATTTAGGCTTATAGCGTATTATTCAAAACTTGTAATTATGCTATATGCGTAATATAATTTACTCATAAAGCGTAAACAAACACAAAGAAATGAGGTGATTAAATATATGGGAGAACTGGTTAAAGAACAATTTAAAAATGCTGTAATAAAAGCTAGAAGAATTAAAAATATATCTCAAACTGAGTTAGCTGAGGCCATAGGGAAAAGTACATCATTAGTATGCGATATAGAGAAAGGAAGAAAAAAACCAAGTGTACCAGTTATGGTATCTATCGCTAAAGTATTAGATATATCTTTAGATGACACTTTTTTAGAATAAAATTACGCTATAAGAGTAATTAAAGAAAAGGAGTTGTAATAGATGGATTATAAAAATGTTTTAGAAACACAAATTACAAGATTAGAAAAAATACAAGGACATCTAATTTTAAGAATCAGTAATGAAAAAGAAAGTGCTGTTTATACGGAAAGAGCTCTTAACGTTATTGCAAATACTTCATCAAGAATTAGAGATATAGTTTCTACTTTACTTGAAATGGAACATGAACCGTCACTAAATTTACTTAGCAACGGTCAAAATGAAAAAGAATAAGGTTATTCTGCATCAGGATTAAAATCTACACCGCCATTATTTACATCTATAGAGGTTAAGTTAAGAGAAATTTTTTCAATGGCACACATAGGTTTAACTTCTGAACCGACATTCCAAGCACAATTGGAAATACATTCATTTTCCGTAGAATTAAATCTTAGTGGACAGACTATTTTTTTAGACATAACAATAACACCCCCTTTTATGAAATTATAGCATATTATGGGAATTTAAAAAGAAAAGGAGCTGAGATAAATAAAATTGAGTGATATAAAAATTGAAACTGAATTTAAACATTTATTACCACCATTAACAGAGGAACAAAAAACAGAACTAGAAAAAGATATTATAAAAAATGGCTGTTTAACTCCTTTAGTGGTATGGAACAGTATCTTAATAGACGGACATCACAGATATGAAATATGTACCAAAAATAACATCCCCTTTGATTTAACACAGATGGAATTCAAAGATAAGTTAGAGGCTATGGAATGGGCATGGAGTAATCAGAAGAATAGAAGAAATTTAAATAAATATGAGCTCGCTCAAATAGCACTTAAATTTAAACCTGTGATAGAAGAAAAGGCTAAAGAAAATAAAATTAAAGCAGTTAAAAAGGCTGATATTCATAACTCAAAAAAACAAAATTCGATTTTGATGAAATCATCAAAAATGAATAATGAAGAAATTGAAGAAGATATCAAACATGTAAATACAAGAAAGGAAATAGCAGAAATAGCAGGTGTTTCAGAGGACACAATTCATAAGGTTGAAGTTATAGAGAAAAAAGCTCCAGAAGACATCAAAAAACAAGTTAAGTTGGGAGATTTGACAATTAATAATGCTTATGTCCTTACTAAATCAGCTCTAGAGGCAAAAAAGAAAAATGAAGAACTGGAAAAAGAATATCAGGAAGAACTTGAAAAAGAAAAACAAGAAAGAGAGGAAAAGAAAAAACAGGAAGAATTTGAAAAAACGTTACCCGAAAATACAGTTTTGATTGACAAATTTAGAAAACCAAAAGAAACTCACATTTTTGGAATAACTGATTTTGAAAACCTAACTGAAGAACAACTTAATGAGTGTATAAAACATTCAAAAAAATATGAAGCTGCAATATCTAAAGTTGCTATGTTAAGTACGAGTGAGGATTCACTAAAAGCGTGGAACTGTATAGCAGACACAGCAGAACTTATTGATTTGGAACTATCAGACATAAGCCTTGCTATCGGAAATTTAATCAAAATACAAAATTATTTTAAGGGGGTAAAAAAGAAATGAGCAGATACAGCAGTCTTGAGAAAAAAGCAAGAGAAAGCATATTGCAACAGATGGATGAACTTGGAGAAATCACTACAGATGCCGTAATGGAACTTATAAGACCACATTATATTTTTGATATTAAAAAGCTTAGAAATCAGGCACTTAAACGTACTGCCAATAACCTAATGCGAAAATATAAGGATGACAAAGGCATAAGAACTTGCTTTAACTATAAAGATAATGGCATTTCAAAATATGTAAATGTAGACAAAACTAAAGATTTAAAAGCTCTTGAGAATATAGAAATCCAATTGAATAAGAAATACAAAGGCTTGAACGTATCTAAGAAAAAAGTAACTTTAAGAAAACAAATATTGTCTGGTCAGTTATCTATAAAAGATATTGATACAAAGGAAGTGAAGTAAATGGAAGATTTATTAACTAAAAAAGAACTTGCAGCACATTGGAAAGTATCTGAAAGAACGGTAGATCAGTATAGAGAAGATGGTATTGTACAGACTTGTAATCTTCCTATTGTAAGATTTAATCCTCAGCATATTAGAGAGCTTGATAATACCAAGTTGGATAAATTCTCTCCAATAGAACGCCACAGACTTGAAAGAGAGTTACAAGAATTGAAAGCTAAAGCTGAAAAATTAGAAGGTATAATTGCAAAAATGAATATTTTGATTTCAGAGGCAGTGTACATTAAACAAAAAGAAGGAGGTCAAGTTATATGAATAAAAAATTAAGAAATTCAGCATAGAGAAAAATGAGGTTGGAGGGATATAAATAATGGTAGTGCCCCAAGAATCCTATGTAATAAATTTAGAAGTCATAGACAGCATGAAGCACTATGAATTAAGACCGTTGAAGGAGAGTGATATAAATGAGTTGTAATTGTCTTAAAGAGTTCAATGATAAATTAAAAGAAAAATTTCAACATGACAATCCTGAAATAAAAATTAAAGAATCATATTTTGAAAACTGTGCATTTATACAGAGAGGTAAAAAAGATGGAAAAATAAATATGCCTTTAGAGTTAACAGCCGCTCACATGATTAAATATACAATTCTAAGCAGAAAAGGAAACAAACTTAATAGAAAAAATGGAGTTAATGTTTGTTTTACTTACTGCCCCTTCTGTGGAAAGAAATTGGAGGAAGGTGAACAATTATGACCAAAGTACCACCTAGAAAGAAAAAAGAAGTAATTGAACTTAGAAAACAGGGCAAAACCTATACTGCTATATCCCTGTTCACAGGTGTACCGAGGGATTATGTGCAGAAAATAATTAAGGAGGATAAGAAGAAATGATTAATGCAGAGCAATATATTCCACTTGTTCATAAGCTAACAATTCCTTTATATAGGAGAATGAAATCCAGATATAGTTATGATGATATGTTTCAAACTGGTTGTTTAGGATTAATGAGAGCAGTTAATAAATTTGATGAATCTAAAAACTGTAAATTTATAACATACGCTTATAGATCAATACAAGGAACATTGCTTAATCTTGCAAGGGATGATAGTTGGTATGTTGCTAATAGTTGCAGAGAAAGATTAAAAAGCTCGTATACGCCCAGTTCGCTTGATATTTTAGTTGGAACTAGAAGAGACACTCCTATAGGGGACCTTATAAGTACTCAAGATGATATACAAGACTTTAATATCCTAGATTTAAGAATTGCATTAGACAAGCTCTCTTACAAGTACAGAAAAGTCGTGGAGCTTAGATATTTTGATGAATTAACACAAGCGAAAGTTGCTAAAATACTTGGAGTGAAAAAAGTTGAAGTTTCTAAATTTGAAAAGCAAGCATTAAAATTACTCAGAAAGGAGCTTACAGCATGATAAAACAATTATTAAAAGAGTTTGGAGCTAGGACAAATGAACAGGAGTTTAATGAAATAATGCAAATTGCTACTGATGATATAAGGGAGAATCGTATTAAATTTGGTAAAAGGACAAACTTAGACCAGGCAATGTTAATAGTTTTCAGAGCATATGTAGTGATGAAAAGGGTGGTGTGCTTTGATGTGCCATGGAATTTAATAGATAAAAAAAGCCCTCTGCCAAGGGCTAAGAAAAATTTATAAAGTAATTCAATCTTAATATAGGATTGAGAATATGTCAAATAAGGAGGTAATGAATTGAAAAATATATTTAAGATTTTCAAAAAGAAAAAAATAGAAACTCTCACTAATAAACTCATAAAGGAACTTCAAAAAAATGGTCTTAAATTAGATCCAACTTGCAGTGAAATAAGTATATGGGTACATGATGGTGCAGATGTACAAATTAAACATACTGGAAATAAGGAGATTCTACAAAACTATGGAAAATTTAAGCTTCACAAGGCGGTTGAGTAAAATGAGTAAACCAATAGTGGAAATAAATAAACCATTCAAAACAATGTTAGAAGCTTTTAACAGCTTTCTTAAAGCAATGAGTGATTCAGGTTATAAGATTTACGATGTGTTTGATAGCAGTTCTTACTATGTAAAAGGAGTTATTTACAATAAAGAAAAAGATAGATTAGAAATTGATTGGGAGGATGATAAATAATGTCAGATAAAAAAATGGTGGTTTTGGGTGAGAGTCATAAAGCTTTAAGTAAATTACTTGAGACAAAACAAGAAGCGTTACCAAAGGATTTTAATAAGGCGAGGTTTTTACAAAACTGTATGACCGTTCTACAGGATACTAAAGATATAGATAAATGTCAACCTATAAGTGTAGCAAGAACAATGCTAAAAGGTGCATTTTTAGGACTGGATTTCTTCAACAGAGAATGCTATGCGATACCATACGGTGGAAACTTACAATTTCAAACAGATTATAAAGGCGAAATTAAACTTGCAAAAAAGTACAGTTTCAATTCCATAAAGGATATATATGCAAAAATTGTCCGCGAGGGTGACGATTTTCAAGAAAGCATTGAAGATGGACGACAGACAATCAACTTCAAACCGTTGCCGTTCAATAACGGTGAGATTATAGGGGCATTTGCAGTATGTCTCTTCCAAGACGGCAGTATGTTATATGAAACCATGACAAAACAGGAAATAGAGGACATACGCAATAACTTTTCTAAGGCAAAAAACAGCCCGGCGTGGGTGAAAACTCCAGGAGAAATGTACAAAAAGACAGTGCTCCGAAGGCTATGTAAATTGATTGAACTTGACTTTGATAGCGTTGAAACTAAGAAGACTTATGATGAAACTTCAGAATTTGAATTTGGAAGCGCAAATCATGAGGTTTCAAACTTTGATAAAGATGATAGCAATATCATTGAGGCTGATGCAGAGATTCAGGATGATGTCCAAGAAGGCGATGGAGAGGATGAATAGTAAATGGACTTACAATTAATAAAAGCTTTTAGAATTATCGCAAATAAGCTTTTAAACGCACCTTCGGTACCACAAATTTCCAATAATAATTATTATCGTGAATATAAACATATTTCCAACTGCCTTGATTCAACATTAAAAGATGTTAATAACAATGAATTAGAAAGGATGTTGTTGTCTTTCTCAGCACGAGCATTATTGTTAATGGATAGAATTGGAATTATAAAAATAACGGAAGGTGAGTTAGATGACAGTAACTAAAGAAAATTATTTTACCAAAGAAAATGACAGAGAATATATGTCCGTAAGTCTGTTCAAGTCTTTCAAACGGTGCGAAGCCAAGACAATGGCGAAGCTCAACGGTGAATGGGAGGATAGCAACAAAGATGCTCTTCTACTCGGCAGTTATGTCCATGCATGGTCGGAAGGGACATTGGAAGAATTCAAAGCCGAGCATCCAGAAATGTACTCCTCTAGGGGTAAAACCAAGGGACAATTAAAATCCACCTTCCAAATTGCGGATAAAATGATTAATACTCTAAAGGATGATGAACTGGTAAAGCAAGCCCGGGAAGGTCAAAAGGAAGTTATCCAGACTGCAGAGTTGTTCGGCATCCCATGGAAAGCCATGTTTGATATATACAACCCTGATAAAAAGGTTATTGTGGATTTGAAAACTACCAGGAATATACACAGCAAATTTAACGGCAATGAGAACTTTATAACACACTATGATTACCTGCTTCAAATGGCTATATACTGCGAAATCGACCGTATAAACCGCAAGACAGATAATTACTTCCAGCCTCATATAATAGCTGTTTCTAAAGAAGAAATCCCGGATAAGGCTGTTATATTGCTAGGCACGGAGTTTATAGAAGACAAGTTATTGGAAACAGAAATATTAATGGATAGGGTGAAGGCTGCTTGGCAGGGCAGAGAACAGCCAACACGGTGCGAAGAGTGTGACTATTGCAGAGCTACAAAGAAATTAGAAAAAACCATATTTTATATGGACTTGTAGGAGGAGAATATGAAATCAGAGGAAATTAAAAATAAAATAATTGAATTATTAAATAGCACCGCAAGGAAAGACATTGATAAAGTTATTGAATTTTTGAAGAGCAGCGATTTTTTTGAAGCTCCTGCTTCTACTAAATACCATGGAAATTATGATGGTGGTTTAGCAGAACATAGCTTAAATGTCTATAGATTATTCGCAGATAAAAATGAAAAATTTGACCTAGGACTTTCGAAAGATAATGTTATCATATCGGCATTACTACATGATTTTTGCAAAATTAATTTTTATTATAAAGCGCTCTGCTGGAAAAAGGACAAAAGTAATAAATGGAAAAGTTATAGAGGATACAAAGTAAAAGACAATTTTCCTGTAGGACATGGCGAAAAGTCAGTAATTATGATTCAGCATTTTATTGATCTTACTAAAGAAGAAATATTTTTAATAAGATGGCATATGGGAATGACAGAGCCTAAAGAAATGCAAATGAATTTAAATAATACTTATAATATATTTCCTGCAGCAGTTGCCATTTATACTGCAGATATGGAAGCAAGCTACCTATTAGAAATACATGTAGAACCAGGTGAAACTTCAAAGCAAATGTCATTTAAAGCTTAGGTGATTGATATGTCAGTTAGAATAATAGCTTTACCTTATAAAAACTTCAAACAGAAAATACGAATTACAAAGAAATTTGAAAGGATATATCACATAGAAGATCTTTCTATGGATAGTACGGTAGGAATTTTATATATGGAAAGGAGAGAAGAAAGTGAACAGAGTTGTATTAATAGGAAGATTAACTAAAGATCCTGACCTGCAATTCTTGCCTGGCAGTGGAACAGCAGTAACAAAGTTTACATTAGCTGTAGATAGGAGATTTAAAAAAAAGGTCAGCAGGAAGCCGATTTTATACCTATAGTTGTATGGAATAAAATTGCTGAAAGCTCAGCTAATTATTTAACAAAAGGTAAATTAGCAGGGATTGCAGGAAGAATCCAAACAAGAAATTATGAAGCTAAAGATGGTCACAGAGTTTACGTAACTGAGATAGTAGCTGATGAAGTTCAGTTTTTAGAGTGGGGCGATAAAAAACAGGAACAGCAACCTCAGCAGAATAATAACAATGATACTGATTATACAGAGATATATGATGATGGCGATATTCCGTTTTAGTCATTGCTTAGTATGAAATTTATGCGAATTTCCAGGAGGTGATAAATTGATAAACTTAATAATTAATGGAGATTGCATAGAGGTACTTCAAACAATTAAAAGTAAATCAATAGATCTTGTTTTGTCAGATTTACCATTTGAAATGACCGAAAATACATGGGATAAAATAATTCCTATAATTCCTATGTTTGACGAGTTAAATCGTGTTATTAAAGATAATGGAGCAATAGTTCTTATGTCAGCAGGAAGCTTTACTGCAGAATTAATACTTTCCAATAAAAAATACTATAGGTACTCTTGGATATGGAAGCCAAAAGAGAAAACAAATTTTCTTAATGCAAATAGAATGCCATTGAGACAGCATATTGATATTCCTGTTTTTTATAGGAATCTTCCAACATACAATGCGCAGAAAACATATGGACATAAACCTGTAAACAAATATAGAAAACATTCTTCAGATGGTAGTAATTACGGAAAAACTAAAATAGGTACCTCAGGTGGAGGACAAACAGATAGGTACCCAACTACAATTATAGACATTCCATATAAAACAATAAAAAACAGACTTCATCCAACACAAAAGCCAGTGGAACTATATGAATATTTGATAAAAACTTATACCAATGAAGGTGATACTGTATTAGATTTTGCTGCAGGAAGTTGTACTTTAGCAGAAGCAGCGATTAATAGAAATAGAAAATATATTTGTATAGAAAAGGAAAAAGAATATTACAGTAAAGCTAATGAAAGAATTAAAAAACATCTTTTATATGGCCAACAGTTAAAAATGGTTTAGTTCACAATACAAATAATTAGCTAAATGGAAGAATTCAGGAATAAAAAAGAAAAAGTTTAGTGTTTTGGCAATGTAATATATAGACATGAGCTCATAAAAATAAAAGCAGGTGATTAAATGGAAGTTCAATATAGATTTTCAGATACAGAAATCAAAAAACTACTAAAAGAAAATTTCACAATCCTCTATGACACTAGAGAGCAACAAAATCAGCACATATTAGATTTCTTAGATAAAAAGAAGATTAGATATAAAAAGAAAAAAATTGACGAAGGTGACTATACTGCAATTATTACAGCTAGAGAAGATATGGGAATATCGAGAGATTTATATTTTAATATTGCAATTGAAAGGAAAAATTCAGTTGACGAACTGGCTGGAAATTTATCAGCAAAACAAGAAGACTATAGAGATAATCCTAGACTGATAAGAGAACTAGCCAGGGCAAGGGAAAAAGATATTATGATTTTCCTTATAGTTGAAGATAAAAACGGTAAAGAAAAAATTGAAACGGAAGACTATAGAAGTCATATTGGGGCAAAGGCTCTCCAAGGCAGAATTAAAAGTATGGAGATAAATTATTTAAAAGGTTTGAAGTTCTTAGATAAATCTGAATCAGCGAGGGAAATTGTTAACATTCTATGGTATGGAGTAATGGAAGCCTTGAAAGAAAAAACACAAGACATAAAAGTTCAATAATTAAAAGTTTGCTTTAGAAAAGAGGTGAGAAGGTGGAACTGCAAGATATAGACTTGAAAGAATTAATAGAAAGAGAAACAGGAGAACACTTCAATAGGCAGGGGTACATTAAGTGCCCTTTCCACAATGAAAAAACACCTTCCCTGGCAGTAAAATTTTATCCAGATGTAAACAAGCAGAGGTTTAAATGTTTTGGTTGTGATGCATCAGGTGATGCCATTGACTTTATAATGAAGCTTAAAAATATGAAATACAATGAAGCTAGAGAATATTTAGGGATTACAGTTGAAAAGAGTGTCCAGGAACAGCAACTTGAAAAAGTAAAAGGATATATAGAATGGCAAATAAAAAAATTCAAATGGAAAGATACTCTCATAGGTTTATTTTCATTTGTGAACGATAAAGGCGAAATTGCATATTTCAAGGCTAAATTTAAGAACGATAAAGGAGAAAAACGGCTTTCTTACTATCATATAGAGAACGATAAGGTAATTAATAAGCGTGGCTCCGAGGAACTGCCGTACAACCTATATAACGCCATAGAGGGCATTAAAAATGGAAAGACACTAATTATATGTGAAGGTGAAAAAGACGTAAATAATCTCAATTCTACGCTTAAATATAGCAATTATGTCGCTACTAGTGTAAAAAATGTAAAAGATTTATCTATGTATGAAGGTGCATATTTATACGTTTGTGGGGATACTGGAGAAGCAGGAGAGAAATATAAGTGGTCCATATATAAAAAGTTGTTTAAGTCCAGTAAATCTTTTAAATTTATAAATCTTCCTGGTGTAAAATCTATGGGAGACAATAAAGACGTGACTGACTGGCTGAATGTTGACCACAATAAAAAAGATTTATTAAATGCTTTTGAAAGAAGTCTGGATTTAAAAAATCATTATGAGTTGCAGCAGGATTCTTTAGGGATTTACAAAACTGTTTTAACTAAAGATGGAGACGAGAAAAAAATATATATGACCAACTTCAATGTAATAAGTGCTACAGCTATACATTATGTAAATGAAGATGTGGAAGGAATAAAACTATCCATAAAAACATCATTCAGTGGAATAATTGAAAAAATGGATTATGTAAGTGTATTTGATGATCCAAAGTCTTTCAGAAACTTTCTAGGATCTATGGATCTTATATTTAAAGGCAGGGTCGATGACTTAATGAATTTAAAAGCATGGATAAATAGATATTTTGCCATTGAAAAATCAAAAGTTTATTCGGGCATCAGGTTTGTTTTAGAAGATAGCCAAGTTAAATTAGTAACCAAAGACGGGATGATAACCAATAAAGGTATAAATTCCAAAATAAAAAGTGACGGTGGTACAGCCATTAAAATTACAAATATAAATCCTATAAAAAAGGAAGAACTTCAGGAGTTGCATAAATATTTATTTGAGTTTGCACCAAAGAAAATAAGTTATTCCATTATAGGTACTATAATTAATAATTTAGCAATAGCTCAAGCTTTGGAATTAGATGTTAATTTTCATCATTTGTTGTTAGCTGGTGAAAGTGGTGGAGGTAAAAGCACAACATTAGAGAATGTAATCGCTGCTATTTTAAATTACCCGAAAGATGACATAAAATCAGTTGGATTGACAACGCCATTTGCTATACAGAAAGCGTTAAGTGAAGGAAATTATTCAATTTTATTTGAGGAATTTAAACCAAGTGAAATGAATGAATACAAAAAGAAAATGATAAGTGAGATCCTGAGAAATGCTTATGACAGACATACAGTTGATAAAGGAAATAGAAATCTAAAAAGTAATACAGTTCTTGCACTTACAAGGCCCATGATACTTGCCGGAGAGCAAACATTTTTTAATGATGAAAAAGCTTTAAATGAAAGATCATGTATTGTGTATTTCTCTAAAGGTGAAAGAAGTAAAGAACAAACTGTAGCTATGGATTGGATAATAAGTCATCAAGATATTGTTAATAAATTAGGAAGAAGTTTAATTGATGTAATCCTGAATATGTCAGTATATGAATATAAAGAGTTAAGAGAATATGAAGCCAGTAAGATAGAAGGACTAAAGGACAGGCCTTTAAATACTGCAATTAATATCTGTACTGGAATTTCAATATTGAATAAGCTGCTTAATAAATTCGATTTACAGAATATTGAAAATTATAGAAGTATAGTAGCTGACAATATTAAAAATGAAATATTAAATGATATGGATGATTCACTATCGGAAGTTGAAAAAATATTAAAGCTTTATGATCAGATTATTGGCGATGATAGAGTAAATAGTGAATTTCTCAAATATGCTGTTTACCGACAAAATGGCAATATCTATATAAGGACAAGCGAAATGTATAATCAAATATTTTCCTATATGAGAGACATTGGTAATAAAAAATCAATCATGGAGTTAAAAGATTTTAAGAAACAAGCAAAAATGGCGGGATATTTAGTGAAACCTTCAGGTAAGGCGGTAAAAGTTAAGGATAAAACTGTGAAATTTGATATATATAATGTTAAAAAAATTAAGAAATTGAAATTAGAGTCTTTAGCTCCGCCAGATATTTTTGAAGATGAATGGGATAAAGGAGAGCAAAAAGTTGTTTTTCCAGATAAATTCAATAAAACAGGTGATTAAAAAAGTTGCCTGTTTAAAGTAAACATTAGTTACTAAAATATAAAAAAAGTAACCAAAGGTAACTAAAAAGGTAACCGTTGGAAATGGCTATATATCTAGCGTTGCATTATATATATATATATGAGTTACCAAGTTACACAAATATATATATATACGTGTGAGTGTACATGCACTTATATATAAAAGTTCTGTACATATGTTTTGAAAAAAGGTAACCTTGAAAAAAATCCTTTTAAAGCTAGTTATATCAATGCTTAAGACGGTTACTTTTTAAGGTAACTAAAAAGGTAACCAGGAGGTATTTGATGAATGTTAAAGATTTTTATAAAAAAAGAGTAAAAGAAATTGAAATAGATATCTTAGATGCTGAAAGTAAGAAAGATTTTAAGCAAGTAGCCGAGCTTCAGGTAGAAAAAGCAAAGTGGACAAGAAGACTTAAGGAATGCTAGGAGGTAAGATATGGCTGATAAGATGGAAGAAAAATTATTTAAGAAAACTGAGGGGACCTTATATAATTATAAGAATTTAGAAATTAAGATAATGAATTTAAATATTGATATAGAGACTCTTAGAAGAAATTATCAAGGAGTTTCATCTATACGATATGAAGAGAAGACTCAATCAACTAATAAGTTTAACTCATCTGTAGAGAATGAAGTTGTAAATAGAGAAAAACTAATTAAAAAGTTAGAAAATGAGAGAGATTGCAATGTGAATTTGAAAAGAAAAATAGATAATGCTTTGAAGACTTTACCAGAAGAAGAATTTAAATTAGTTGATCTTAGATATTTTAAAGGAAAACAGACATGGACTGCTATAGGAAGACATTTAAATATGGATAAAGATTATTGTTGTAGAAAGAGATGTGACATAATAGAGAAGCTAGCAAGGTTGATTTACAGTTTTTAATCTGTCTTAGTCCTGTTTTTTAACTGTTTTAATACTGTAAGTTGACATTTTTATAATTAAATAAGGGTATAAAATAGTATCATAGTAAATATTTAGAGAGGCACTTAGTTAATTCTAGGTGTCTTTATTCATGTTAAGTGTAAAGGAGGGATAGAATTGCTTACTAAGGATCAAGAGAAGATGATTACAATGCTTATTGAGGGTGAGAGGATAACTGATATAGCAAGGAAGATAGGAGTAAGCAGAACCTCAATTTATACATGGAAGGATAATGATGAAGTTAAGGCTGAGCTGAACAGGCGAACGCAAGACATAAAGAATCAAGGGAATGCCTATATATTGAAGGATGTGCAGACCTACATTGATGAAATAAAGAATATTGCCAAGAATAGCACAGACCAAAGAGTGAAGTTCTCCGCTAATAGATATTTAATAGACAGGACACTAGGTACACCAACGTCTGAGAGTGATGATGATATGGATAACAGTAATAACAACGTAAATGAGAATGAGCTTGAAGAACAACTTAAAAAGTTTAGACAGATGCATGTTGTTAAGTAGAAGTGTTGGTATCACTAGGTTTACAGGGGATTTACTTTGGATTTGTAACTTCGTTAAAACTAAATTTAGCGAAGTTGTGATTTTAAAATTATTCGTGGAACTCCTGCCCCCGGGTAGGTTCTAAATCACTGGAACAAAATTGCCCCAGTGAGCGACGACATATTTTCTGTGATATTTTAAAAAGTCAGGAGTAAAAAAGGGTTTTTATAATTCTATATTGAACTGTAGAATTATAAATATATAAAAGGGGATGGAATCTAATATGCTTTATCAATATGATTCAGAGGAATATGATAAACCAATAGTTTTTACAGACAAAAGTGGTGTTTGCCGTACAAAGGAGTATCAGGTAACAAAAGAATATAATACAAAGTTCAATCTATTAATATCTGTTAATGAATATGAAAATGGAGAGATTGTTACGCTTGTTTTTGGTAACCCTACCAATAGAAATAAATATAGGCTTAAATCAATTGTGAGTAATGTAGAACTAGACATGAAAACAGATGATTGTGTTATAAATTTTAAAGTACCTGAAAATGAATAGCTGTTTCCAAAGAGCTCTTAATAAGGGCTCTTTTTTCATTCCCAAAATATGAGGTGATTTTATGAAACTTACAAAGAAAGAACAGAAACTGCTTTGGCTTGATAGATACAATCGAAAGCACTGTAGTTGTAGTCTTACTGTAGGAGATTATTGTAGGATACTACACACTACAGTTTTTACACTTCTTTCAAAAACTCAACCTACTCTGGAATGTAAAATTAAAAGTAGAATAAAGAAGGTGTTACAAGATGTATAACTGGTGTATGGCACATCCATGGATGTCATTTATTATTTTAATAATATTAGCTGATTCTATTGGATATTGGTTTCATAGTGGAAAGAAAAATAATTAAAGGAATAAATCACTTTTTGTAGAATATTTTGCAGGAGGTGATTTAGTGAAAAGTAAGAAAGTTAATTTAAAAACTATAGTTATTATTTATTCTGTTATTTCTATAATGTTGCCATTTTTATTTCATGTATTTTATCTTAATATGAATTGGGATAATTGGTACTCAATATTGTTTAGTTATTTAGGTGGTGCAATTGGAGGAATAGCAACTTTAATTGCAATATATATTACTACAAATCAAACCTATAACATTCAAGAAGAAAGTAGAATAAACGAAATTAAACCTATTTTTGATTTTGATTGTACTACTAATTTTGTTGTTGATTTTGTTAAAGAGAATGATGTAAGTAAAGTAAAAAAATTTTTTGATAGTGTTAAATTTAGAATTTTTAATCTATCCAATTATCCAGTTAAGGATCTAAAAATATGGATAACAATGACATCAAATGATTTAGTTAAAATATCAAATGAGAATGGAATTGATATTGATTTTATTGATAATATTTATTTAAAAATAAAAGAAAGCAGTAATCCAAATTATGGTTTATATAATACGTTTGGGGAAGATTTTTTTAAAATTTCTTCTTATAAAAGGTTTTTATTCAAAGAGAATAAAGAATGTTATATTAATTTAAGTGATAAATTTGAACCTTATAAGAAATTTTTTCCAGAACTAATTTACCAGTATATAAATAACTATTTAAAAAAACAGCGCGGTAAAGAAGCAATTGAAAAACTAAGAAAAATAGGCTATAAGTTAGGCAATAATATTTTTTCGACTAAAAGATTTAAAATTGGGAGTTTTAATATTAAATTTTCTTATTATGATATAGAAGGCAATGAATATAATGATAGATATCTTTTAAATTTATATATAACATTTTTTAATGTAAAATTGCCTGAATATACAGTTGGTTTTAGTACTATTGTAAATAAAATTAATAAGGATTGA